AATAATTGTGGGTCTAATTCCTTAATAGTATAATCAGTATTAAATTCAATAATTATTTCACCAGATACACCCATCCAATCAGCTATTTGATTTAAAATGATTTCATAAGCCTGACTTACTGATGTTGCCATACTAGCTAACTGACCTTGCTCACCTGCTCTGTGTATGTAAGCAGTTTCTGCTGACTCTACTCCATTTGGATCATTCTGTAGCATCTTTCCTGCCATTACTGACATAGCATCAACTTTCTTATCCATTGCACTTGCTAAAGCTTCTGGACCAAGTCCCTTATACTCCATATAATAAGCATCACCATTTTCTGTCAGTTTTAATACTCTGTTTCCAAGAGCTACTGGTTCATTTTCATATACTTCATCATCTAAACCCTTAACAACTGGAGTAGGTGAACCTGTGATACTTAATGAATTTTCATAATCTGCTGAGTTTATATAATGAGCAATATTTAAATCTGCAATGTCATTTAATAGTGGATAATCTAATTCATTTGATATACCTTTTTCAGTTATAAAATAACAAGGAATAAAATCAAGTGTCTTACCATTAACTACTGGAACAGTTTGTTCTACAAGTTCTATATTGCCATTTTTCTTACTCTTTCTATATATTCTTACTGTATATACTCCTTCCATTAAACTGAATACTCTATATTGTTCAATTAAATCAGGTACAAACTCATTATCATTGTAGTCTTCAATTGACTCTCTTATTACTACTAAAGAAAGTTCAGGTTTATTATTGATTGTTTCATATCTCCAGTTAATGACTTCACTTGCATTGTAATAAATTGCATACGGTCTTATATTAGCTTTTTCTTTGTCTTTTATAGTCTTTATTTCCTTATCATTTTTAGGAAAATCCAACACTAATATGCTTCTATAATTCAATAAGATATCTCTGTTACTTTCTTTTACTGCTGTGACAAATGATTTTCCATCTAAGGTGAATTTGTCTAATATGCATTGCATCTTTGGTGGTACTTTTAGTTGTATATTTTTTCTAAACAACTGCTCAACTAAACCTTTTGTTACTTTCTTTGTCAAATTATAAAAAACTGCTCTTTTTAGATATGACTCATATTCTGAAGTAGTTACTACTACACCCTTATCTCTATAATTAGCAGTAACATAATTATTAGTGTAATCATACTCTTGTCCGCTAAGTTTTGGTAAGTAAGTATTTTTCTTGTCTTTAATTGCTCTCTGGCCATTATAGCAATCAGTACATTTTATCCATTCACGGAAATATTTCTTGTATTCTTCGCATTCATAATCAACTTGTATTTTGCTCTTAGATTTAGATGTATCTTTTATTTCATATCCATCTAATCTTACTGGTTTGTTAATGTTTTTCATTACTCTTACGCTCCTTTATTTAATTATAATACATCTGTATTTTTATCTGTGAATAGTATACTTACTTATTGCTGAAGTTGAAGTAACATGTAGAACCATGTATGCTGTTTCATCAATTGCGTGGTCTTCACTTTCTGTGTCTAAATCGTCTGGATTCTTTTCATCTCTAGGTAGCATCCTTATTGTTCTTATAAAACCTTCCTGACAAGTGTCAAATATATACATGTGAGGGCTTTCTAAATCCTTCTTTGTAGTAGATTCTAATCTGTCTCTTATTAATTGCCATCTTGCTACACGTGTTCCAGGTCTTTTATTGGAAGGAATAAATATGCCTGCTTTAGTATTCTTTCCAAAATATGCTTTTGCTATCTTACTTGCTATAGATTCATTATCTGATTCTTGTCCAAATATACTTGCGTCTGCTGGACCTTTTTTAACATGTGATACATTGTAATGCTTTTTTATATATTGTTCAGCTTTCTTTATGCCTTGCCCTATCTGATTTGAGCTTAATCTTAATCCAACATCTGGTTCACCTTTTTTCCAACCATACCATTCATGTATCCTTATTAATGTTCCTTTGGGATAATACACTTTCTTACCTTTTTGAATACAATAACTTCCATCTGCTAATGCCCACCAGCCTACAGAGAATGGTTTTGATAATCCCCAGTCAAATGCTCTGTATACTTTCCAAGAAGTAGGAATTTCAAATGGTTCTATAACATGTACTTTCTTATCCCATACATCATCAAACATTCCTCCTGCAGTTATTTCCCAATCTCCTGCAATCCATGCCTTTCTAGTTGATTCATTGGCGTTTCTAGCTAAGTTTAATTCATATGTTGGGTCAGCACTCATAAGAGCTTTGTTTTCATGTCTATTTGCATGCACGTACGTTCTCAGTGTTGTCATGTCATTTGGTACATTTACACCTAAATCTTCTAAATCTTCTTTTTTGATAGTTTCTCTTATTATCTCACCAGGTTTTCCTTGGTCTATGAATCTCCTTTTTACCCAGTTGTGACCCCTACCCCAAGGATTACAAGTTGCTCTATATCTTCTTACATTTACTTTCTTTGAGGAACTACGACAAACTGACATCATCATCAAATATAAATCTGGAGTTGCCCAGTTAGTCAATTCTTCCCAAGCAACCCACGGATATTCATGTCCATGATAAGACCAGTAATCATCAACTGTTCTGGCATGTCTAAAATATAATATCTCACCAGTAGCAAAATGCCAACTCCTATCTGTTGAATTGTACTTTGCATCCGGAAATATTTTTCTAAACCATTTCTGAGATTTACTTATAACATCTTTTAGATTTGGATAAGTTTCACGGAATAAAATTCCTGTCCAATCACTGCCCCAGCCTCTTCCTACAAATTGAGCAAAATCCATTAGCAAAGCATCAGTCTTACCACCGCCACGATTACTTTCAATTAAGCATTCAAATATAGGACATGTAAGAAATTTGACTTGTCCTCCAGGTTGAGGTTGCCATATTACATTTGTTTCTATATCATCTTTCTTTTGAAATAACATTTAATGCTTCCTCTGGAATAAAAGAATTAATATCATTATATTTAAATATACTAATTGTCTACCAATACCTTGTAACAACTTTATTACTATTTCTAATTCCATTTTATTTACCTTCTAACTTGTTTATTTTATTTAACGCTTCCCTTATAACATACGCCATGATATATGCTTCTGTTTCTTCATCATGTATTCCCAATTCTTTAACTAAAAAATGTTTCGCATGATGAACCTCATGTACTAATATTGGTAAATCAATCTCCGATAACCATATAGCATTATTAAAAGTAACTCCTTTACTAAATGGACTAATATCTTTATCTTCTCCGTTTGTAGCTTTTATATAATGTTCTTTTTCATTTTCTCCTATAAAAAAGAAAAACCCCATATTAAAAACATCTAATTTTATTGTAAATCTCATTTATCCTTCTCCTTTATCTTGAACTTTTAATGGTGTCTATAGTTGTTCCATTTTGATTCATTACATAAGCGACACCATTTAATATAATTACTTCTTCTTCTTCATAATTGTCTATAATCTTTTTTAAAATTACTTTCACAATTGGATATTTATTTCCAATCTTTACTTTTGTTCTAAAAAAACAATAATCATAATCTTCTAACTTATTAATTGGGTCATATGGTTCCTCAATAATAATATTAGTTCTTTCACTTACACAAGATACAGTTCTTTCTGTCTTGTTGCCTTCTAAATCATATCCAATAAATTTAATTTTTTCCGTTTCGTTCATTATCTATTTCCTTTTTATATCTGTTATTTATAATTTCTAAGCTACTGCTTATATCAATTTCATCAATTATATAGTGCTTTTCTAAATATGTATTTTTTAAACCTTCTCTTAACCTTTTCAATACATTATCTGGAATATAATTATCATGCGTTGTTGCAATTCCTTCTAATTTTTCCATTTTTTGTCTCTTTCTATAACATATGTATAGTATTTTTAAATTTTTTATTAACTTATTTTGTAATAAACCATTAATCTAACTTTACCCAATCTTCTTCACTAAGTACTGTTGGTACTTTCAAAACACCTGTTTCAGCCCTTCTTTGGTCATTGGATAATGAATCTATCTTTAATAAATCTCTTAATTCTTTGTAAGCTTGAGCTCTATCTGCTAATTTGTATGTTGTAACCTTTACATCAGCATCTTTTCCATAATATTTGACTTCTATATTGTCTATTATACATTCATCTGGACCTAAATCTTCTAACTCAATACCCGGTTTTAACTTTCCATCCTTATCAAAATACTTATACCGCGGAGTAAAAGCCCTTCTATACAGTTGGTCTAACAATATTTTCTGGACTTTATCTACTTTATCTGCAAACATTAATTCCCAAAATGTTCTTATTGCTTCTTGCACTCTGTCTTTTTTTAATATATCATGTGCTATTTTAGAATAATATTTGCTTGTAGAACCTGACATTACCATTGTTTTTGCTATGTCACCTTGATACAATACATAATTTATTGCAAATAATCTTTCTCTGGGAGTACAAGATTTGAAAGCAGGACTTTTTTTCATCTGTTGAACATAGAATTTAGCTTCTTCAGTTGCTTCCTTCACATATCTACCCTTTCTTTCTTCAACTGTGGTTTTTTTACTAATCATTTGTCTACCTTTTCCTCTTATTTTCCTATATAGAACTGATTTCTCAGGTAGTTTAGTAAAATTTTACTAGAATTTTAGTAGATTTTTAGTATTTTTTTACTAAACTCTTATGAACAAACAAATTATTTTACTAAACAAATACATACTATTTTTTGTTATTTTTACTGTTATTCATTTTCTTTGTCTATAACCCTATGTTCTATATATGTATATTATACAATATATGTTCTATTTTCTATTTGTATTTTGTTATTATCTATCTGTATTATGTATTTTTCACTAAAAAAGACAACTCTTTTTGTAAGAATTGCCTTATTATTTGTATATTTTTAATTGTATCGTTGTTTGCTGTTTGTTGTCTTTACTTTATCTATATAATTGGTGTTATTTTACCTTTTTTACTATCAAACATTATATCAGTTGTTTATCTGTGTCTAATATTTTTCTGTATATTTTACTTCTTAACTTCATTCCAACTTCTAAACTCTGCCATTTTTACCTCCTACTATACAAAAAATTCCAATTCCATTAAATCTACCACTTAATTGAATTACTGTACCTTTTTCAAAATCGTATTCTTTTAATAATTTCTGAACATATCTATTAAAAGCTTTAGCTGATTTTGGAGAATTACGTTTAAAATCTGAATACCATGATACATCATTTGCTTCTTCTTTTTTAACCCATTTTGATTTAGTTACATTCCACAGATATCCACTAATCGTAATTTCAGTATAGAACAGTATTCTACCTAATTTTTTATACTGTGTCTTAGTTGTGCCTTTCTTAATATGACTAGCTGATTTAACTGTTCCATCAGCTTGCTCTACTCCATAATAATATCTCATAATACCTTTTTCTCGTGAATATTGCCTTCTGTAATAAAAAAACTTTCAGGATAATCTCTAACATAATATTTAACATTGTCTTTCATAATGTATAGCCCTTTCATAATATCAATATCAACAACACCTTTTATTGTGTATCCATCATCAAGCTGAATAATACCAATATCATTCTTATAAATTATTTCTGGCAATACTTTATTTTCATAAAGACATTGCTCTGCGTTTTGCCAATTAAATCTATTTCTATGGTTCATTTCAGTATATCCACCACAAAAATTGTATTCACCATCTTGCCAATAATAAAACTGATTTTCTTCTTCATTCCAACTTCTAAA